GGCCAACGAGAGCAATAACCCGGCCATGCAGCGGGTGCTGTACATCGAGACGTGGATTAAGGTGGACTACGACGGCGACGGCATTGCCGAGCTGCGCAAGGTCTGCTCGATGGGCGACGGCTACACGGTGGTCAACAACGAGCCAGCCGACTTCATTCCCTTTGCCGACTTCCCATGCGACCCAGAGCCGCATACGTCGCCGGTCGAGGCCAACAGCATCTTTGACTACACCAAAGACCTGCAGGAGATTAAGAGCGACATCCTGCGCAACACGCTGGACAGCCTAGCCCAGTCAATCCACCCACGCACGGCGGTGGTCGAGGGGCAGGTCAACATGGACGACGTGCTCAACAACGAGACCGGGGCCATTGTGCGTATGCGGGCGCCGGGGATGGTGCAGCCGCTGGCCCAGCCGTTTGTTGGTCAGGCCGCTTTCCCGATGCTTGACTACGTCGAGCAGATGAAAGAGAACCGCACCGGCATGAGCAAGGCCGCGATGGGCCTGAACGCCGACGCGCTGCAGAGCAGCACCAAGGCCGCGGTGGCCGCTACGGTCAGCGCCAGCCAGAGCCGTCTGGAGTTGACCACGCGCATCTTGGCGCAGGGCATGAAGAAGCTGTTCAAGAACCTGCTGTTTTTGATGACCACGCATCAGGACAAGGCCCGCATGGTGCGCCTGCGCAACCAGTGGGTGGCCATTGACCCACGCGCATGGAACGCCGACATGGACGTCAGCGTCAACGTGGCGCTTGGCACGGGCGACATGGAGCAGAAGATGCAGATGCTGATGATGATTAGCTCCAAGCAGGAGCAGGCGCTGCAGCAGCTCGGCCCCATGAATCCGCTAGTGACCCCAGCCCAGTACGCCAACACCCTGCGCCGCATGGTCGAGCTTGCTGGGTTCAAGGACAGCAGCCAGTTTTTCAACGTCATACCGCCGGACTACCAGCCGCCGCCCAAGCAGGAGAAGCCGTCTCCCGAGGAGATGCTGGCCATGGTGCAGGCGCAGTCGATACAGGCCGACATTCAGAAAAAGGCCGCAGAGCTGCAGCTCGACCGAGAGAAGATGCTGCGTGCAGACGACCGCGAGCGCGACCGCATCGAGTCCGACGCCATGCTGCGGGCGGCAGAGATTGAGGCCAAGTACGGCACGCAGGTCAACATCGCCCACATTCACGAGATGATGGAGAAAGACCGCGAGGCCATCCGGCAGCAGGCGGCCATCGCCAAGACCGCGATGCAGCAGCCCCAGCAACCACCACCGCAGGTGATGTGACGTGGCAGACCTACGGCAGAAAGTCCAGCGCGGCAAGCGGGCCGCGCAAATCCTAGAGGACGAGACCATGGCCGCTGCGTTTGACGAGCTGGAGCAGCGTTACACAAACGACTGGAAAACGAGCAAAATTGACGACGTCGTCAAGCGTGACCGCGCGTATGCAAATATGTGCGTGCTGCAGGACTTCAAAGACCAGCTCCAGTCGTTTGTGGACAGCGCCAAAATCGCAGGCAAGCAATTGGAGCGTGACAAATCAATCTAATTGAGGGTTAAACTATGAGCAACGACACCACCGCGCAAGCAAGTGTCTCGGAATTTATGACAGCCGAGCAGGCTGGTAAGGCCATAGAGTCGATGTTGTCCGGCGACGGGGAACAACAGGAACTTGAGGCGCCGCAGGATGAGACCGAGGAGGTTGAGTCCGAACAGGAGTTTGAGGAGGAGTTGTCTGCGGATGATGACGCGGCAGACGACGACGAGACAGACTCCGATGAGTCTGACGACGAAGCTGAAGATGAGCAGGAAGTCGAGGAACCGAGATTCACCGTCAAGGTTGACGGCAAAGAAGTCGAAGTGACTCTAGACGAGCTGCGAAAGGGCTACAGCAGAACCTCAGACTACACTCGCAAGACGCAAGAACTTGCCCAAGTGCGTAAAGAAGCACAGGCAGAGTTGCAACAAGCGAGGCAAGAGCGACAGCAATACGCGCAACTGTTACCAGCGTTGCAGCAGCAATTGCAGCAGCTATCCGAGCCGCAGGTCGATATGGACAAACTGTACGACGCAGACCCAATCGAGTGGATGAGGCAAAAGGAGGCGCTACGGGAGAGGCAGGAGAAGATGCAGGCCATACAGGTCGAGCAGCAACGACTGCAGCAAATCCAAGCGCAAGAGCAGCAGCAAGTGATGCAGCAGCAGCTGATGTCTCAGCGAGACCAGCTCATTGAGAAGTTGCCCGAGCTGCGTGACCCCAAGCGGGCGCAGGCGGCAAAGGCATCTTGGATTGAGGCAGGTAAATCGGTGGGGCTGACAGAGCAGGAACTGAACAATATCGGTGACCACCGCGTGTTTCTGGCCCTACACCGTCTGGCTGAGTACAACCAGATGATGGGCAAGAGGCAGCAAATCAAGCCGGTAACCAAGTCTAAGGCCGTAAAGCCGGGGGCAGCCACTAAGGGCAAGGTTCAGTCGAGCGAGGTAAAGCGGTCGCAGCAGCGTCTACAACGGTCTGGCAACGTCAAGGACGCGGCCAGTTTGATTGAGAAGTTTCTTTGACTTTGGAGTTTTATCATGGCTATCGCTAGCAATACTTTTTTGACCTACGACGCAAAGGGCATCCGCGAGGACTTGTCCAATGTGATTTACAACATCTCCCCCGAGGAGACGCCTTTTGTCAGCAACATTGGCAAGGGCACGCTGGCAAACACCACGTTTGACTGGCAGACTGACGCTTTGGCTGCAGCCGCAGCGAACGCGCAGCTCGAGGGTGACGAGACCAGCTACTCGGCTGTGACCGCCACGGTTCGCCTGCAGAACTATGCTCAGATTAGCCGCAAGTCGGTCATCATCTCTGGCACTGAAGAAAAGGTAAACAAGGCCGGTCGTCGCTCGGAATTGGCGTACCAAATCGCCAAGAAGGGCGCCGAGCTGAAGCGTGACATCGAGTTTTCGTGCCTGAACAACCAAGCCGCAGTGGCTGGTGACAGCACGACCGCTCGCACGACCGCCTCGGTGCAGGCTTTCTTGAAGACCAACAGCAACAAGGCTGGTGACGGCACCGACCCGGTGTACACCACCATCCCGACCGACCCGCGTAACGACGGCACCCAGCGTGCTTTCAGCGAGACCATCCTCAAGGATGTTATCCAGCAGGTTTGGACTGAGGGCGGTACGCCCAAGATGTTGATGGTTGGCTCTTTCAACAAGCAAGCCGTGTCGGCCTTTACCGGCATCGCTGGCCAGCGTTTCAACGTGGACGGCGCCAAGCCCAGCACCATCGTTGCCGCTGCTGACATCTACGTCAGCGATTTCGGCAACGTAAGCGTTGTGGCTAACCGCTTCCTGCGTGCCCGTGACGCCTTGGTGCTTGACCCTGAGTACGCATCGATTGACTACCTGCGTCCGATGCAGACCATGGACATGGCCAAGACCGGCGACGCTGACAAGCGCCTGATGCTGACTGAGTGGGGCTTGCGCATCCACACCGAGAAAGCTCACGGCATTGCCGCTGACCTGACCACCTCCTAAAGGGTGAGGGGGCTGGGCTAATAACCCGGCCCCCGTCTACATGGACAAACGACTCATTTCCGAGAACGCCGAGGCTGGTATTCGCCAGTATTGGCACGAGCACGACAACGGCGACGTAACGATTCAGACGACTCAAATCGTTGACGACGTTATCGAGGCCAACCGTGGCACGTTCAATCAGGTTGATGAGCGCGCTGGGTGGAAGGGCGATATGCACCGCGTGGCGTCTATCCCAATGGCCGTGTATTACGACCTCAAGGCCAAGGGCATCATTGACGACCCGGTGGCCATGAAGAAGTGGCTCAACGACCCGGACAATCGTTTCTTTCGCACCCGCCCCGGAGTGGTGTAAATGGCGATTTCAAACTACAGCGAGTTAAAGTCAGCGCTTGGTGACTGGCTCAACCGCAGCGACCTGACGTCGGTCATACCGACGTTTATCTCGCTTGCAGAGGCACAGATGGAGCGCGTGCTGCGCACCCGTCAGATGATTGTGCGGGCCAACGCTACGATTGACACCAAGTACGGCGCCGTACCCGGCGACTTTCTTGAGGTCAAGTCGTTCAAGCTGACCAGCACCTCGCCACCTCAACCGCTGCAGTTTGCAACCATGGACGAGATGGACAACAAGGACGCGCAGAACACGTCCACCGGCAAGCCGCTGTACTTCAGCGTGGTTGGCAACCAGTTTCGGGTACACCCGTCGCCTGATTCCAACTACACCGCCGAGTTGACTTACTACGCGAAGCTGTCCAAGCTGTCGGACAGCAACACGACCAACTGGTTGCTGACCAACTCCCCTGATGTTTACCTGTACGGCGCATTGATTCAAGCCGCGCCGTACTTGCAAGATGATGCCCGCATCAATGTGTGGTCGGGCTTGTATGCCGCCGGGGTAGAGGCGGTACAGGTGTCTGACGACCGGGCGGCAACGTCCGGCGGGACTTTGAAAGTAAGGGCAAAACCTTTTGGAGGGTAATTAAATGTCATCATTTTCTGACTACGCAGAGGATTTAGTCCTCACTTGGCTATTCACCACCGACACCGCCACCCGTCCTACGGCTTGGTACGTTGGCCTGTTCACGGCTGCGCCGTCGGACACGGGCGGCGGCACCGAGGTAAGTGGTAGCGGTTATGTGCGCAAGGCAACTGGCACGATTAGTGTCAGTGGCACGGCGACTACCGCGAGCAACTCGGCTGCAATTGAGTTTGCTGCGGCCAGCGGGGGCAACTGGGGCACCATCACGCACGCTGCTATCTTTGATGCGTCTACCGCTGGGAATATGCTGGCTTGGGCGCCGCTGACCACCAGTCGTACCATCAACGATGGCGATGTGTTCCGAATTCCAGCCTCAAGCCTGACCATCACCCTGACCTAAGATGGCCGCATACGGTTCCGGCTACTATGGGAGCGGGAACTACTCCTATGGCATCACCCTAGGAGGGTTTGACGTTACCGGCGCCAGCAGCTTAACGGTTGCTGGTGCTGTTTACGTCGATGCATCTTTAGCCATAGACAGCAGTACGTCTGTTGGTGTTAATGGCATTGTCATCAAGCCGGGCGAGGTCAGCGTTGCATCGCAGTCTACTGTCGCCGTCAATGGCGTAAGGTATGCCGTTGGTGCGTTTAGTGTGTCGAGCGCCTCAAGTGTTTCCATTGATGGTGAGATATTTGTTGATAGCTCTTTTGCTGTATCTTCAGCAACTAGCGTATCAATAGCTGGGCTGCGTTACGCTGTAGGTGCGTTTAGCGTATTAAGTGGCACAAGCGTCGCTGTCAGTGGGGTATCAGTCAAGCTAGGCGCTTTTGATGTTGCGTCTGGCACTTCTGTAAGTGCGTCTGGCACCAGATTGGCTATTGGCGCTGCAAGCATATCCAGCGCCTCAACGCTGTCTGTAGGTGGTTATGTAGTAGTTGACGCGTCTGTTGCGGTCACCCCTGCCGCCGCTGTATCAATTAGTGGCTTGAGGTACACCATAGGTGCTGCAGCGATTTCGTCTAATACTTCTGTCGCCGCCGCTGGTCAGGTTGTTCAAGATGTAGCGTTGGTCATTGCGTCTACATCTAGCTCCAGTATTTCGGCTCAGGTCGTCTCAATCGGAGCTGCGGATATATCAAGCGCATCTTCTGTAGCTTGCGGCGGCCTGCGTTATGCAATTGGGGCGTTTGATGTATCAAGCGCAACAGCAGTATCTGTAGACGGCCTGCGTTATGCAATTGGCGCGTTTGATGTCAGTGGCTCGACCTCGATGTCGGTCGCTGGGATTAAGCTAGCGCTTGTGCCAATGACAGTGGCATCAGACATGACCATGCTGATAGACGCTACGGCTGTCAGGATTTCTCAGTTGACATTAACGTCAACATCGACGGCAAGCGTGGTTCCTAGCGCAATCATGCAGTTTAGTTTTTTTGTGCTAGCAGGCTCTACCATGGGTCTGGATGGGCGTCTAAAATGGGAACAGGAATCGGACACCGCAGAGACTTGGAGCGAGATTGCCGACACGCCTGAGACATGGTCTCCGATTGCAGATAATTCAGAAACTTGGGAAATAGCCGCGTGAGGTAACAAATGGCAGATACCACAACCACCAATTTATCTTTGACCAAACCAGAGGTTGGAGCTTCCCAAGACACGTGGGGCACCAAGCTCAACGCAGACTTGGACACGTTAGACGCGTTATTTTCAGCGACTGGAACTGCTGTCGCCATGAATCTAAACGGCGTTGTAATCAACACTGGTACAAACGACGCAACCATCAACGGCATAACGTTTGGTGTAGGTGCGGGTAATTCGCAATTAAACGTTGCTGCTGGTTATAACACCTTGTCCAGCAACACCACTGGGATTGGAAACGTTGCCGCTGGTTATAACGTTTTGTCCAGCAATACTACTGGTAATGCCCATGTAGCCATTGGCTATGAATCAATGCTTAATAGTACGGGAGGTGTTTTTAACGTAGGCGTTGGCCCTTACACGCTGCAAGATGTTAGCAGTGGTAGTTACAACATAGGAGTCGGGGCTTACGCACTAACTAACCTTACAACTGGCAACTCTAACATAGCCCTTGGTTATAACACTTTGGATGCTAATACTAGCGGTTCAAGTAACATTGGTATTGGCTCTAACGCTTTGGGTACTAACACGACTGGTTATAGCAACGTAGCCATTGGCAATGGCCCTTTATTGCTTAACACAACTGGCTATAGCAACGTAGCTATTGGTGTTAATGCGTTGCGTGCCAACACAACGGCTCACAACAATATTGCCATTGGTGGAGATGCTTTATACTCTGCTACTACCCCACTGCATAATATAGCCATAGGTTATGCATCTCAGCGAACTACTACCACTGGTGGCTACAATTTGTCTTATGGCTATAGGAGTCTGTATTCCAACACGACTGGTACTTACAATATAGGATTAGGCCCTGACGCATTGCGGGTTAATCAAACCGGCAACTATAACGTTGGCATTGGCTACCGAGCAGGAGAATACACATATAGTGGCAGTTCCAATACAGTAATTGGCGCACAACACACAACAAGTGGCACTTATTCTCCTGCGTATGATGTTTTTGATGAAAGCAATATAGTATCCATCGCACACACTGGTGTGACTGATGCATATATCAATGTTTCGTGGACTACCGTTTCGGATGCAAGAGACAAAATAAACTTTGCGCCTGTACCTCACGGCTTGTCATTTGTTACTCAATTAGAACCAGTATCTTTTCAATTCCGGGTTAGCCGCGATAGTGAAGAAACAAACGGCGGTGTTCGATACGGCTTTAAGGCACAAGATATTTTGGCGCTTGAAGGCGACAACCCTGTAATCATTGACAACAAGCACGAAGACAAACTGCGCTATAAAGGCGAGGCTTTAGTCCCTGTGCTTGTCAACGCAATTAAAGAACTCAAGGCAGAACTTGACACGGTGAAAGCCGAACTAGCCGCAATGAAAGGGGCTTAAGATGTTTAATAATGAAATAGAAGAAATCACTGCAGAAGACATTGCACAACATTATTCTGCCGCTATGGATTCGGTTAATCTAATTAACGCTGGCAAGCCCGAGGACATGGATGATGCTGAATGGGCTGCTTGCTTGCAGAGCAACAAAGACCACCTTGCCA